GTTCTACATAACCAAAAGAAGTACTAACTTAGCTAACGAACTAAGGAATTACGTATGGGATGAGAAGACAAGCAAACCACAAAAGAGCGATAAAGATCACTTAATGGACGCTATGATGTATGCGATAGGAAGTGGCGATAAATATAACGGAGAATATACAGTAAGATAATGTAACAAATGTGGCGTAATATTATAGAATTACTCCAGTAATGTATCAAAATAAAATGAGCAAGGTTAGTATAATAATACCATACAAAACAGATAGAGGTTGGTTAAGTGAAGCTGTTGAGAGCGTACATAATCAAACACATAAAGACATTGAGTTAATACTTAGCCAAAGCGATAACGGCGTAAGCTACAATATCAATAGAGGCATAGAGAAAGCAACAGGCGATTATATTAAGTACTTTGCTGAAGATGATTTGTTAACACCGAACTGTATTGAAGACAGCTTGAAAGCGATTAAAGGTTACGACTTCATACATGGTAAAGCGATTAACTTCTTCGAGAACGGTAAGGAAGAGATATACACACCTCCAGTAGAATACCCAACTGTTATGCGTATGGTTCATTCAAACGTGTTTCATGGTGGTACAATGTTTTATAGAGCAGACTGCTTTGATAGGTTTGGTATGTTTAATGAGAAGTTATGGACGGGTGAAGAGTACGACTTCAACCTAATGCTGTTATCTAAGGGTGCTAAGATAGGTTACTGTGATGAGATACTATTTAGGTATAGAAGACACAAAGCGCAAAAGAGTTTAGGCAATAGAGACAGGCTTTATCAAAACAAAAGAAGTCAAGCAATTAATCAAATAAAATCAAAATATGTTTAATCATTTTTTACTATGTAGGTACAACTTAGGATTGTATAGTACAAACCCTTATAACGTAGAAGACAAAGACGGGTGGATGCGTGAACGCTTACCGATGTTTAAACGGTTATTAGATAGCTTAGAAGCACAAACGAATAAAGACTTTATACTTGTATTCTCGATTGACCCTTTTACACCTGTTGAATTTCAGAAGGAATTAGCAGAACTATTAAATACCTACTCTTTTAGTTGGTTAGGTTGTACTGTTCAGCCTCGTGAATTTATGCTTACGTTAAAGATTGAGCGTGAATGGATGATTACTTCGAGAATTGATAATGATGATGAGTATAAACCTACATTCATAGAGACAATACAGAACGCATTTAGAGAGAAGAGAGAGGTTTTAGATGTGCAAGGCTTACAGTTCGACGGTAAAGACTACTACACTTCAGGGAGAAGAACACCTAACAGCCCTTTTATTAGTTTAGTTGAACCAAGTAACGAGCGTAAAACGGTACAATATAGGGCGCACAGTTCAATGGGTAAGTTTGCGCCTGCTCGATTTGTAGGTACTGACCCTTTATACGTTCAGCATATCCACAATAGTAACGTAATTAATAAGATTAAAGGCACTAAGATATGAGAGTGATAGTTGGAATGGCTACTTTTAAGGGTAGAGAAAAGGCAGTTGATAAAGCGTGTGCAAGTTTGTCTAAACAAGTAGACACAATTTACCTTTATGACAATGAACAGAATGAAGACTTAACAGACAACGGCAAGTTTTACGGTTTAGAATTGGAGAAAGAACCATGTATTTATTTAAGCTGTGATGATGATTTACTTTATCCACCTAATTACGTTGAAACAATGGTTAAGGCGATAGATAAACATAATAGCATAGTATCACATCATGGGCGCATTTTAAGTGCATTAGACGTAAGCTATTATCATGGGCATAAATCATGGCGATGTTTAGACGAGGTGAAGACATGGCAACGTTTAGATGTTTGTGGAACTGGTGTAACTGCATTTAGTACGGAGTATTTCAATCCTAAATTATGGGATGCTGAAGATAAGAAGATGAGTGACTTAGTTTTTAGTTTAGAAGCTATTAAGCAAGGTAAGACAATTACATTATTGCCACACGCTAAAGGATGGATAAAGCACCTATCAATCCCACATAGTAAAAGTATAGCGGTAACAGAAAGAAATAATACAAGACAGATTGAATTAGCCAACCAAATTTATAAATTAAGACATGGAGATAAGACTGCCTAAGACATCGAAAGATTTAAGGATAAAACACTTCAAAGCGTTAAGAAGTTTAGAGAGTGAATTACCACGTACAATGATTGAGTTGATAGAGTTTATTGCTTTATTTAGTGGTGAGCCAGTAAGTAGAATTAAAGCTGTTGTTACGAAGGATGATTTAATAAGAATGTACACTCACATTGTTTCTATATTTGAGGACTTTAAAGTAATGAATCCACCTAAAGAAATAACATTAAAGGGTAGAGTGTTTGAACTTGTAGACCCTGAGAAGGTTGGTGTGGGGTGGCACATTGATTACGAGAAAGCAAACATAACAGAAGACCCTATTCGTGTGGCTTGTTTATTTTACTTTCCTAAAGGTGAGGTTTATGGAGCAGTTGACGAGAATAAGAATCTTATAAACCCAATAAAAGACAGGTACAATCTAATAGAAAACGAACTGCCTTTAATAACGTTCCTTGAGTGTAACGCTTTTTTTTTGCGAAGGTTTCACAAATCAATGATGCTATCCACCCAAAGAAAGAGGGTAAGCCTAAAGACAAGCGAGATAATAACAAAGGCTCAAAGTTATTTGAGTGGGAAGAAGTCATTGACAGAATCGCCAAAGAGTACTTCAACGGAGACTGGAAGCAAGTAACAGACATGAATATTTACGCTTTTAATCATAGATGTAATTACTTAACACACAAATTGAAAAAAGAATACTTATATAATAAAAAGAATAGTGTCAGGAGAAGGTAGTATAATAAGCGGTTTAAATCTTGGTTCAAGTAAGAAAGTTCTTGAAGGTGCTACTGATAGTCCGTTAACTAAGTTACTAACAAACTTAACGCAGGACGTAATAGATCAGTTATCAAAGAACATTGATAAATATAATATAAGTGCGAGTAACGAACTAAAGCAAAGTATTAAACCCACTTCTGTAAAGTTGGAAGGTGATTTAGTCTCAGTTGGTATAAGTGCTAACTTCTACTGGAAGTATCTTAACTACGGTGTTAATGGAACAGAGATGCAATATGGCGCACCAAGTTGGGGAAAAGAAACTGGAGGTACAAAATCCTTTAAAGACAGTATAACAGATTGGATAGGTAACAGAGGGATAACACTACCTGCTCAGTTTAGTTCTTATGACAGCTTTGCATTTGCTATAATGACAAACAAGAAGAAGCATGGAGAGAAACCAAGACCATTTTTCACAGATGTAGTTAACAGTAAATTAGTTGATACGCTTAAAGAACCAATAGAGAAATTATTAAAACGAAGCATTGAAATAACAATAGTAGAACCATGGCAGTAACATTTGCAACGATACCACAGAAGTACGCACCGAGCGATAATCCTTTGATGTATCAATTCAGTTCGGATAATACACTTGAAGATAACTTTTACTTTCAAATAGAAACCTATATTAATGGGGTTGTAGTTGCTACTGATAAAGTATTTACAGAGGTGGGGAGTTCAGCGCACTTTGATGCTTCAACAGTTACAAGATACTCAACACCATCTCCAACGATGTCTACCGTATTGAGCCAGGATAGTGGTACAATGAAGACGGTTAAGATTAAAGTAACTGAGTTCTTTGGTACTACACCAATAGCTGTTGATGATGCAACAAGTACAGAGACTTATACATTCAAGGCTTGTTTAAAAGATGAGGACTGGATAACTTCAGACTTTGAAACTGACTACCAAAACACTAAATTTCTAACCAACTACCCAAGAACTGAACGTGTATTTGTGTTAAGAGGGCAAGATGTATTCTTAAATATGATTACAGACCTTAGCGTTGATGTAGATATAACGTTTTACAATAGTGCAGGAGGTACAATAAGCACATACAACGATACTCAGAACTTTAAGATATGGCAATTAAACCTTAAATCTACGTTATTGGATGCAATTGTGACAGGCAGTATTGATGATGTAGCTTATTTTACTGTTACTATTAACAGCGTTGACCCTATAACCTTTGAATATTACGATGAATACTGTACAATTCCTTACGGTTTGTTATGGCTTAATGAGTTTGGTGCTTATGATACTTTTGTATTTACTCATAATAACGTGTTAAGTGGTAGTGTTTCAAGTGAAAGCTACGTTAAAATGTTCGGGCAATGGGCAGATAGTACGTTTACTTATGATTTAAACAACTCAGGAAGTATTGATTTTAGTAATACAGTAAAAGAGAAAGGGGAACTTTCAAGCGGTTACATGGTTCAAGAGTTACAAAATTGGTTGATTGAACTCTATAAAACCCCTTTTGTATTATTGTTAGGTTTGGGTGGTTATTCAATACCTATCAATTTAGAATCTAAAAGCTACAAAGAAGAGCAAGACAGATTTGAAGACTTAATAAGCGAGACGGTAAGATATAGTAAATCAACAGAACATAGAAGTATATCACTATGAATGATAAATTAATAGTTAACGGTATTACATTAGACTTGACAGATAAAGTACCTGTGCCGGTTAACTTTTCTATTGCAGACCTTAAAGACCCGTCAAAGAGAAAGCGGAATTTCTCGAAGACAATTACCTTAATGGGTACTCAGAATAATCTTGCGTTCTTTGCGGGTTCTTTTGGCTTTACTTCTACATCTAATAATATTGCTTATGATGCTACACAAAAAGCACCAGCGAGATATGAAAAGAAAGGAGTTCCAATTCTTACAGATGCACTACTAAAGTTAAATTCAGTTACATTAACTAAAGACAATGTTTATAAGTTTGATTGTACTTTGTTTAGTGAGGCAGTGGATTGGTTTTTATTGTTGGATAGTTTAAAGGTTAGTGATTTAGATTGGACTGACTATAACCATACACTTACAAGACCAAACATAAAAGCAAGTTGGACAGCGTTAACAGGTTACGGTTATTACTATGCTTTAGTAGAAAGGGGTTTACCAAGATTAGCGACTACAACTTTTAGCACTACGGATTTAGTGCCTTATGTTTATCAAAGAGAAGTATTAATTAAGATACTTGAATGGTTAGAAGTTGACTATGAAAGCACGTTTATTGAAACTGCATTTTATAAGCAGATGTTATTTGGTTACGGTGGTGGTATAATAAAAACAATCACACCTGCCCAAGTTGCAGAAAGACAAACAGAACTTAATACTGGAGATACGATAATAAGCGAGACAAGATACCCTTATCTTTTTAATCAATTTGGTAATGTTAGAGTATTTAAAGATTACGGAGTTAAGGAATTGTTTAGTGATGAGTACTTTACCTTTAATACAGTTTCGGATAGTTTAGCACAGTGGGATGATGGAAAGCTGTACATTCAATATTCAGGTAATTATAACTTAGATTTATCAGTTGCTTTAGATTATCAATATAATATTGGGTCTTATGATTTTTACAATGCAACTGGGTTTGATATATTTGTTCATAAGAATGGTTTGTTACTTTATCAAGTTAGACAATCAAGTGTTATTAATTGGGATGTTACAGGAGGAGCAACGATAACAGCAAACCAAAACATAAACAGAAATATAACTTGCGAGAGTGGGGACATTATTACGTTCAAAATTAAAACGGGGGATGTATACTTAGAAGATAGTACTAATCTATTCCAAGATAATGTAAGTTTAGACATCACAACAAACGGTTCAATAACAATAGATTTAACTTCTACTGATACAACTATAACAGATGGAAGTGTTGTTAACTTGGGTGTGTTCTTGCCTGAAATGAAATGCTCTGACTTTTTAATCGGTCAAGTTAGACAATATAACTTACAGATAAGTGACCCTGACGAAGACGGTAAAGTAATAATAGAACCAAGTGTAAGCTATTATGAAGATACAGATACTTTTGATGATTGGACATCGATATTAGACAAGGGTAAAGACGTTGTTATTAAACCAACAGCAAACGATTATAAGAAAGAACTTAGTTACAAGTTTAAGAAGGTAGATGATACGGATAATAAGACGTACTCTGAAGACTTTGAACATGAGTACGGAGACTTAAAATACACGCAAGGCAGTTACTATGCTAAAGGTGAAGAGAAAGTTGAACTACCTTACGGTACAATAGTACCTTATGAGATTGCGCCAAGTATATTAGTACCAAGATTTATCATTATTCAAGATAATGGAACGGTAAAGGCAGGTAAGGGTATTCCGAGAGTAATGATAAGAAACGGTTTAAAGGATGGTAATTGGACTTTTACTAATACTATCAATCCAACAGACCCAGCAAATAGAGAAAGTTTAACAAGTTATCCATGTGTTCACCACTTTGATGATTACGAAGACCCCAGCTTTGACCAAAACTTTAAGTTGGTTACTAAGTTGTTCTATAACGCTACAACGGTAACTACCTTAAATTCGTTTAGTAAATACTACTATCCATCTGTTAATGAAATGTGTAATATAGATGCTAAACTTTTAACAGCTTACTTTAAGTTAAATCCTATTGATATTAGAAACTTAGACTTTAGAAGGTTGAAGATGCTGAACGGTTCTTTGTGGAGATTAAACCAAGTGTTTGACTTTGACAGCGATATACAAGAAACAACTAAAGTAGAAATGGTTAAGGTATTAGAAGCTAAAAGCATAAGAAGGAAAAAGACTACTTTCCCTCACGTTGTTATCTCTTACCAAAATCAAAACGATGATAGAACAGCAAGTCCAACGGGTGTTGGTGAAGATACTCCTGTTGTATTAGGAGGCAATGATAATACATTAAGTAATAGTGAAATAATTTACGGATAAAAACAAATAAAATATG